GGTTGCCGCGTATCTCGAATGCTGCGACACTCGACGCGAAGCACTTCACTTGTCGACGGGGCAGATTTTGTTCGGATTTCTCAATAGACGGCGCGAGCAACAAAGAATCAGCAATGACCTTCAAGAGACCATGGTAATCGCCTACGACGCTCTACGAAGGGCAGTGGAAATTGAAGATCCGGTCCAGAAACACCACGAGATGCACATGAAGCTCACGCAGCTCAGTTTGGCGCTTCACGATGTTTACCCAACTTTCCCCCAAGAAAAAGAAAGTCTCGTTGTCGATTTCGTAGCAGCGAGCCTTGAGCGAAAACCGTACCGTGAAGCAATTCAGAACGTTATCGAAGAGCATATTCGGGCGTGCCCGGATATCCCCGCCGCAAAATTTGACTTTATGACGTTCTTGCTTGCGCCAAATTTCATAGCAGATTTCACGCGAAAACGCCGGGGAGGTTGAACGCCCCTTACTCCGATTGTTTTTTCACCCATTCTTCCGCTTCCGTACGCGTCGCAAACGAAAGATCGGCATTTCTATGCCGCTTCTCAGCACCATCAACCTCGAATAGCTCGTGAACCTCAAAGAACGCGGCTTCCTGACTGTCCGTAGCTTTGATATTCGCGACTCGCACCACTTCGAATCGATTCTTCCCGTCCGACATTGCCCAACCTCGTCAAACTGGCCTTATCTTAATCCATTATTTCAGAGTGCTTCCGAGTCCGCAATGCTGTCACGCTCCTTCAGGAGCCCGCCCGCGCCGGAGCAGAGGGAGAGGCCGAAGAGGCATGCGTCTCCGGCTCCGGAAGCGTCTCCGGAGGAAGGTAAAGCCAGGTCATGCATGTCACGCGGCGGTCTTGCGCTTTCGCGCGGGTTCTGGGGCGGCGTCCGGGTCCGGCGTATCGGCCCGGGCCTCGGCATCGTCGCCCAGCCGCTCGGTCCTCACCTGCGCGAAGGTCCGGCCGTCGCCGTCGAGGATCGCGTCGCGGCCGGTCTCGGCCTGCCAGCGTTCCACGGCGACATCGACGTAGGCCGGGCTGATCTCCATCGCGAAGACGCGACGGCCATTGGCCTCGCCCGCCATGATCTGCGAGCCGGAGCCTGAGAACGGCTCGTAGCAGAGGCCGCCCCGCGCCACATGCTGGCGCATCGGGATGCCGAAGGCGTCGAGCGGTTTCGGCGTCGGGTGGTCGGGCCGGTCGTCCTTGGCGAAACTCGGCAGCGCCCATGTCGACGGCAGAGTCTCCTCGGCCACCTTCGGCGGGCGGTTCGGACGGCGCCAGCCCATGAAGCAGGGTTCGTGCTTCCAGAGGTAGTGGGACCGGGTCAAAACACCGCGATCCTTCACCCAGATGATCTGCTGGTGGACGAAGGCGCCCGCCTTCTCCCAGCAAGCCTCCAGCATCGCCTGGCGGCGCGAGGCGTGCCAGCAGTACCAGGCCGCATCCTCGGCGATGGCTTCCGCCACGGCGGCGGCAATGAAGCCATCGTAAAGCTCGGCCCCTTGGCTGCTGTCGTCCCAGGTGACGCCATAGGACTGGCTCCAGTCCTTGTTCCGCGTCGGATGGTTCGATCCGTCATAGTCCACGAGGTATGGCGGGTCGGTCGCAAACAGCACCGCCCGCTCGCCGTTCATCAGGCGGCGCACGTCGTCGTGCGAGGTCGAGTCCCCGCAGAGCAGACGGTGGTCGCCGAGGATCCACAGGTCGCCCGTCCGCGAGGCCGGGTTACGCGGGGGTTCGGGGATGGTCACCGGCGGCACCGAGCCCCCGGCGCCACCTTCTTCACCGTCGTCTTCCGCGACGTAGGCCAGCAGCTGGTCCAGTTCGCCGTCGGAGAACCCGACGAGCGACAGGTCGAAGTCTTCAGCCAGCAGGTCGTTCAGTTCGGCCGACAGCAGCGCCTCGTCCCAACTGCCGAGTTCGGTCAGCTTGTTGTCCGCGATCCGGTAGGCCCGCCGCTGCGCCTCGGTCAGATGCCCGAGCACGATCACCGGCGCTTCGGTCAGCCCAAGTTGCGTGGCGGCCAGCACCCGCCCGTGGCCCGCGATCAACTCGCCGTCCTCGGCCACGAGGCAGGGCACTGTCCAGCCGAACTCGGCCATGCTGGCCGCGATCTTGGCGACCTGGTCCGCGCCGTGCGCCTTCGCGTTCCTCGCGTAGGGCTGGAGGCGCGACAGCGGCCACATCTCGATCGCGTCCGGGGCGAAGCTCAGCGTCATGGTGGGCAAAATTCCTCGGTCGGGTGGATGCCGGTGGCTTCCGGACTCCGGATGCCGGGCCGGACTCCAAGCGGGGTCCAGCGGCCACCAGCGGTGTCCGGTCGGAAGTTCAGCGTTCATTGGTGTTTGCGCGGGGCGTGAGTGGGTCCGGCTTCCGGGTGGCTTCCCAAAAATCCGGCCCTGTCGCTGGCGATGTCCCGCGCTTCGCCCGCCAGCATACGAATGTCGCCAGGAAGGAACCGGAAACTGCCGTGGGCTGGACCCCGGCCGGACCCTCGCTGGATACCGGGGTCCAGGTGGCCCCCATCAACGCAAAGGGGAGAGCGAGCTTTCCAGCGCACTCTCCCCATCTTGCCTTCGGAATAGCACGGATATGTTGCAGATGTCGAAGGAAAAAGTGTTGCAACACATTGGAGTCGCTCACGCATTCAGTCGCGCCGCGATCTTGGTCAGCGCCAGCTGCCAGCGACGCCACGCGGTGGTGCGGTCGCAACCGAGTTCCCCGCTGATCTGCTTCCACGGCACCCGGGCCGCGCGGGACCAGACCAGCTTGCGTTCCGCCTCCTCGATCCAGAGCACCCAGTCGAAGGTCTGCTCGAGCCGGGTGATCGCGGCGGCCGAGGGCCAGACCCGCATCGGCTGCGGCTCCATCGCCGCGATCTCGCGGCTGGTCCGCACGATGTCGGGCCAAGTGTTGAAGTAACCCTGCGCCTTCACCGGCGGCAGCTTGCGCAGGGTGCGGAACGCCTCCTCGAAATGATCGGCGACGCAGTCGGCGGTCCATTCGCGATCAGCCATGGCGCGCCTCCCTGTCGGAAGGGCGCGGGCCGTAGAGCTTTTCGCCCAGCTGGCGGACCAGTTCACGCTCGGGCCAGGTGAGGCGGTCGTCATCGGCGGAGACCGCGAGGACGCCCTGTTCCCGCCAGCCCTCGCGCTTGACCTGCTCGGGATCGCGGCGCCGACCGCCGTAGCCATGGGGGTGCCATCTCATGCGACACCTCCCTTCGTCTCGATCGCCCAGAGCAGGATGGCGATGGCGTCGGCCTCGTTGTCGTCGGCGGGGCTGAAGCCGCGGGCGCGGACCGCGGCGATCATCGCGGCCTTGTCGGCGTTGCCCTTGCCTGCGGCATGACGCTTGATCGTGCCGACCGGGACGCCCTCGTAGGGCACGCCGCGCAGTTCCGCCCATGCGGTCAGCGTGGCCATGAGCCCGCCGTAGATGTGGCTCGCGTCGGTGCCTGCGTGGCGGCGCACCTCCTCGAACCAGATGGCGGAGACAGGACCGGACAGCCGGTCGATCTCGGTCAGCCAGTTGGTGAAGCGCAGGTAACGCATGCCACCGCCGTCGAAGCGGCCGGGACGCAGCGAGACGGTGCCGCTGGTGATCAGGCCGTCATGGCCACGGATCGCCCAGCCGGTCGAGGTGCCGAGGTCGAGCGCGAGGATGCAGCGGTTGCGGGGTGTGTCGAGCGGCAGCGATTCAAACCTTGCGCCGTCGCAATTCGGGATCAGAGTCGGCTGAGCCATGATGGGTCTCCTTTGCCGGTGGCCTGTGGTGGTGGAAGACGACGGCGGTCTGGTGCTTGGCGGTACGGGGCCGCCGTCGTCGGATCGGGAAGCACAACAGACCGTCACGGCGGCGCGCGCGGCTGGCCCGGACGTATGGGAGGAGTGGCCAACCCTGCGGGGTGGCCCTCCCATACGTAGTATGGGGGTTTGACACCTAACTGTTCCAGGGAGGACAAGTAGCTGAAATCATTACGGAATAAGACTTCATGAAGTCTTCGGGCATGAGTTAGGGACCTAACTCTTATTTCCCCGTAACCCGTTGATTTAGTTGAGTGCACAGTTGGCGCTGTCATATGAGTCAGGCCTCACTCATATGAGTTAGGTCGTCCTCCAGCCCCTCCGGGTAGACCCAGACGGCGGGGTTTTCGACCTGCAGGCAGAGCCCGGATTGGGGGCATTTGAAGTGGCTGGGCAGGACCGGACGGGCCTGGGTGGTGACCTCGCCGGTGTCCGGATCGACCTCCTCGACGGGCGCGCCGAACTGCATGCCCTCGACGCAGAGATAGCCGAACCGCGACCGGGTGACGGGGAAGCCGAACCCCGAGGGATCCCGCAGGAACTTCACAAAGCCCTTGGTCGCCAGCACGCTGAGGCGCTCGCGGATCGTGTGCTTGCTGCCCAGACCGCCACGGTTCTCGAAGGTTTCGGCGAACTGCATGGCGGTGTAGAGGCGCTCGCTGGCCGCCTCATCCAGCAGCATGCCGAGGATGACGTCGTGCTTGCGCAGCCGTTCGGCATCGAGTTTGGCGCCGACCTCCTTGCGCACCAGGCGCTCGTTCATCGGGTTCAGCTCGACCCATTCGCCCTTCACCTTGTCGATGAGCTTGCCCGGCAGCGCGGGGCCGTTCCGCAGTTCGATTTCCAGCCTGCGGACGGTGCTGTCCTCGTCGGGGCGGTGCATGAGCAGCCCCGAGGTGTAGAAGCCGCGCAGCGCGCTGGCGCCGGAGAGCGCGAGGAAGGGATCGTCCTTGACCTGATGCTTGGTGGCCTTGCGGGTGTGGTGGGCGAGGATCACGCCCGCGTCCGGATTGACCGCTTCGCGCAGGAGCTCGACCCGGTCCTTCAGGAAGAACATCATGGCGGTGTTGTCGTTCTCGCCGCCCCCCTCGGGGCCACCGTCGAAGAGGTTGCGGATCGGGTCGATGACGATGATGTCGGGCGGCGCGTCGGGGAACGCCGCGCGGATCGCCTCGGCCACGCGCGTGACGCCTTCCGCGTCGAGCAGCAGCTTCAGCTTCGGGGTGGCGATGAAGGTGTCGCGCGCTGCGGCGATCACGGCGGCGGGCAGCGCGATCTGCTGCATGCGCTCGCGCAGGTAGTGATACTGGATCTCCGCCTGAAGGTAGAACACGCGGAGCGGCCGGGGCGGCGTGAAGCCGAGGAACGGCACGCCGGCGGCCATGTGCACGAGCCAGGAGATCAGGAAGTCGCTCTTGCCGACCTTGGGCGCGCCGCCCAGCACCAGGAGACCGCCCGGGGTCAGCACGCGCGGCCCGATGATGTCCTCGGGCATGGGGCTCGTGTCGTCGAGCAGTGCGCCGAGGCTGAAGGTCGGCAATGGGCTGGCCGGGGCATCGGCGTGGGCCGCGCGCAGGAGCGGCGGGCCGTTTCGCTTCACATGCAGCTCCCAGAGGCGTTCGGACTCGGCCTGCAGCCGATCGAGCGGCCAGGACGGGCGCAGCATGGCGGCGTTGTAGCCGCAGATCGCCTCCCAGCCCGCGAAGGGGTCGAGGCGGCCTTCGTGAACCAGGCGCACGTAATGGCCGATGGCGGCGCTGGCCCCCTGGAAGCGGGACCAGTCGTCGACAGCACCCTCGCGCACCGGCGTGGTGAGCACCGCGTCGATGCCGGGCTTCGAGGCTGCTGCGGTGAGGTCGCTGGCGAAGCCCACGCCGGGCAGCGGCGGCATCTCGGCGACCTTCTCGGCGAAATCCGCCAGGTCCACCTCGACGTCGCGATGTTCGCGGATCTGCACAAGGCGCTGGTGGCCGTGCTTGTGATAGACCGTGCCAGGCACTCGGATCGGCTGATGCGCCGAGCGGAAATGGGTGTCTCCTCCGACCTTCACCGCGATCTCTCCCCGCAGGCGGCAGAGGGTGGCGAGATCCTCTCCCTCAGCGGGTTCGGTCAGTTTCCACCAGACATGGAGCTTCGCGGCACCCTCGGGCGTCCGCCCGCCGCTCTCGATAATCAGCGTGGGCGCGCCGAGGTGGTGGGCGACATGGTCCAGCTTGGCCGGGATATCGCCCGCGTCGAGATCGACGACGATGGCCTGCATCTGCAGCACGTCGGCGGCGCGGGCCTGCCCCTGCTCGGCGACCGTGCCGGGGATGACATAGACGGCCGCCCCCTCGCGGTTCGCCCATCCGGCGAAGGTTGCGAGTTTCTCGGGCGCAGTTTCGTCGGCCGGGATCCAGATGTTGTGCGGCTTGCCGTCCCGGCCCTGACCCTTGTCGACGAAGCCGCGGAGCGGGATCAGCCCCTCGCACCAGCTGAACACGGTGTCGAGGAAGACGGCGATCTGCCCGGGGTCGGGATCGCAGCCGAAGGGGTTCTCGGACGGCGGCCCGTCGTTGAAGTCCGTCCAGGGGTTGAAGTGCAGGATGCCGTCGTTGCTCATGCCGGAAGCCCCCAGCAGCGATCGGACCACGGGCAGAAGCGGCATTCGAAGAAGTCGGGCGTGGTGGCGACGCGCGGCAGAAGCTCGCCCGCATCGGTCGCCTGCAGGATCCGCACGCCCCGGTCGGACATGCGCTGCGCGAGATCGGCGTCGAAGGGCACCAGCTCATGGTGCAGCTCGGCCGTGTCCTTGTTGATCGCGGTGAACACGGCGGGCGCGGCCGAGACGCCGGGCACGCTGGCTTCCATGTAGGCCTGATAGACGGCGACCTGGGCGGCATAGACCGGCTTCGACTTGGTCACGCCGTCCTTGACGCAGGCGCGCCAGTTCTTCGCGTTCATGGTCTTGCATTCCCACAGTGCGGGAACGGCGAGACCGAAGCCCTCGGGCCCGGCGGCGATGATGCCGTCGACATGACCGCGGATGCGCCCGCCCGCGACCGAGAAGCCGAACTGGCCGCCATCGGGCCGGTTGCCCTTACGGGTGTAGAGGTCGAAGCCCGCGCCGCGCAGCCAGGCGACGGCCAGATCCTCGAGCACGTGGCCGATGGTGAAGATGCGCAGCGACTGGCCGCTGAAGTTCTGGCCCTCGTCCTTCGGCGTCGCCGTGAACTCGAACTGCAGCGCACGCTCGCAGGCATGGCCGAGGCGCGAGCCACCGAGATAGTCGCGGGGTGGCCGCGTGGCCTGATCGGCGGTGAGCGCCTGATCGACGGCGGCGTTCACCCGGTCGGCGAAGCTGGGGCGGTGATTGTAATCGAGGGTCAAAACGGCACCTCCGGCGTCTGCGCCCGGGCGATGTCGGACATGGCCTCGCGAAAGCCCTCGACGGCTTCCTCGATCAGCGCGCGCACCTGCGCCTCGGTCAGATTGGAAAGCGGAGTAGCCCAGCCGATCTCGTCCATCAGCAGCGCCACGCGCTTCATGGTGGCGGTGATCGCGGCGCGCTCCTCCTCGGTCAGGTCAACCATGGCGAAACGCTCCCTGGCCAAGCGCGTCCAGAAGGACTGGCAGGGCATCGAGCAGAACCAGACCGATGGCCGGGGTCGCCCCGTGCGCGGACGCGCACGTTTCGATGATTTTGGCGGCAAAGCCGCCGGGCGGTGCGGATCGAACCAGCCAAAACCACGGGTGGGTTGCCGGCAGACAGCACAGAGCGTTCCACGCGGATGCCAGAGCCGCCGCCGGTCCTCGGCCGTGATGGGGGTGGATGTGGACATGGGTCATGCCGCCCTCCGTTCGGGCCGGGCGGCCGTGTCGATCAGCTGCCGGATGGCGCGCTTGTTGAAGCCGAAGGTCATCAGCGCGGAGGCGCGGTAGCGCGTCAGGCCGAAGTCATGGCGGCACTCGGGCGGCAGGTACTGCAGCTGCTTTTCGGTCGGCGGCTGGCGCAGCCAGGACCGGGTCTTGAAGGCGCTTTCGTCGGTCTCGTGGGTGTTCAGCCAGTCGTCGGCCTGCGCGAGGCAGACCGTGCGCTCGCCGACGCCGAGCAGATGCGGGCGTTCGCCTTTGGCCCCGCCGATGGCGTACCAGACCCCGTCCAGCCAGAAGATGCCGCTCCAGGCCGCGAAGCCCGTGGCCATCAGCGCGTCGTCCGTGCCGTAGAGGTCGACCCACGCGAAGCTGGACCGCTTCAGCAGGTCGATCTCGGTCATCATGAAGCCCGAGAGCGGCGCGGCGGCCCCGCCTTCACCGACCTCTTCGTCCTCCCGCGGAAAAGCCTCACCGCAGAGCGGGCATTCGGTGGCGGCCAGCGGGATCTCCGCCTCGCAAGCAGGGCAGGTCTTCGTCGGCGCCTCGCCGGTTTCGGTCTTCCCGTCGAGATCGACATCCTGTTCCAGCGTGCCGTGG